CTATGGGGAAACGGTTATTAGTTATCGTTCCTATCGTCAGACCCCCTTCTGAGACCTCTGAGGGTAGGCTGTAAGCCGGGAACGCCCCTGTATTGACCATTCGCACCTGATTTCTAAAGTGCTTGTAAGGGGTGGGGCCTATGCCTGGGGAACTTAGTATCTGGAAAGTAACGGTGAACGGTCCTTTATCCCCTTTATCTGGCCCGAATGGGAAAAACCCCGAGTCTGTGATTAAATTAAGGGTTAAATCCTTCGCCCTGCCGGATGTGATGGCGGATACGTTCAGAAAGTCATTGAGCGTTTCTTGGTCTGCCGAGGTTAGGATTATTTCCCCCCCACACTCCCGAATATCAAAGTTCTCGGTCCCGGCCCCGTTATCGAAGCTCGTAAATAGGCCAAAATTCAACTCCTGGATATCAAAGGGGTATCTGATAAGGGTCTTATATCCCCTGTTGAACCCTTTTACCGTAATTGTATCGGAGTTGGGGTTGGTTAGTTGTATGCTCTTTTCGGTTGCCATTATGCAAGGATATCGTCTGCGAGTTTAACCTTGAAATCGTGGAGCTTCCCATCGTGTTCGGCTTGCATAAGAGCGCCTATAATTTCCTCGCTGGAAACGGTGGTATTTATGTTTATTACCTTATCCCCGGTTATATTATTGGTTTCATTGGCATTAAATACCCGAGCGCCCCGGGGAAGTTCTACAATCTCTGGCCCACCTTCATTTATTATAGACGGCCCCCCTGGGGCACCAACCGTACCAGACTGAAAAGAATTAACGGAAGCCTTTGCAATTGAGAAAGCGGCCTTAGTGGCTATTAGCTTTCCAAGTTCTGCGGGGGCCTGTAAGATATTAATACCAGACTTGGCAAGGGCGGCGGCTTGCTGGACAATTATCAGTCTTTCCACAAAACTGAGAAGGGTTATCATAGTAGCCTTAAGACTTTGTTTGAATCCTTCTGCCCCTTTGCCTATGCCAGAGCTAATAGCATCTGTGAAGGCTCCAATTTCTGACGCGGCGGCTAGGGTAATGGCCTTATTTTTAGAGGCTATTGTTTTAGTATCCAGAAGGGCTTGTTCTTCCCTGGCTTTTTTAGTGGCAAAATGCTCATCCAAAGCGGCGTTATCTTCATCCCTTACAGCGTCTGCATCTGTTTTTCGCTGAGTCTCAAAAGTACTCAAGGCTGTAAGCTCTAAGCTCCTTGCCTCATTCGATTTCTGCGCTTGCTCTTTTTCTACCTCAAAGGCTTTCTCCATTGTCTTAAGGCGTTTTTCTAGTTGCTTATCGGTTAGGGCGTCAACTTCTGCCCTAGTCAACCCAAGCTCCTTTGCCAGCCCGATAGAGTTTCGTGTAGCTAGTTGCTCTTCTTGTGCCTTCTTTAAGGCTTTGTCACGTTGCTTAATGAAATCCGACTCTGCTTCGGCATCCGTTTTAAATTGTATTGCCTGTTCCGCTAGTTCCTCTGCAAGTCCCTTTGATGCCCTGGCAGCTTGATCGAGGGATTTTGTAAATTCGTCCATTTCTTCTTTTGCGCCACCTAAAGCCCTATCAAGGAACCTGATAACCCCGCTTAATGCACTAACACCACTCTTGAAAATTGAGCTTTCAGTTATTGCCTCACCAATTCGCTCTTTGACATCTCCGTAAGCATTGCCCAACTGAACCAATGGCCCAGAACCTACCTCTGCTGCGGCCTCTGCCTGTCCCTCAAACCTACCCGTTAAGGCAAGAACCGCACTATCCAATCTTTCCGAAGATCCAACCGCACCCTCTATCATTATACCGTATCTGCTCAGGGCATTAGTTGTACTTCCTAAACTTTTACCAGCCAAATCAGCCGCCCCTGCAAGGTCCATCCCCGTTGCAGCGGACATATCAAGAAGTAGGGGAATTAGCTTAGATATTGCTTCTTCTTGTAGGCCATAAGTAGCCAAAAGGGCACCGGCTTCAATTGTCTGTTCATCCCCGAACTTAGTAACCTTCTGCAATGCGCTTGCTTGATCGAGTAATTTCTCCGAAGTGAACCCCAACGCCACAGCCAACTTTGTCTCGGCTAGGATTTGGATATCAAATAATGATATGGTGGATTTGAGGAAATTATTAACCTTGGATAGCGCAAAAAGCCCAACGGCGGCAACAGCTACTTTCTTAAATCCTGCGGCTAATTTACCGGAAGATTTCGCGGTCTTGTCAAAAGAACTTTTGACGGACCCGGCCATTTTTTTAGTGTTACCGGAAACCCCGTCCTGAAATTCTGCTTTAACCTTTATTACTTTTGCCATGTTTTTTCTGTTCGGTTGAAAATTGCCTTTTTAAATCCGCCATCCCGTCTTTCTGTGGTGCCTCAATTCCTTTTCTTAGGTCGAGGTAGTTTCTTGAGTATCTCTGAAATATCTTGGAACATTCAACAAACTTATGGGATTGCTCCGTAAATTTAGGCACCGCCCCGGGATAATCTGAGTAATAGGAATATTCATCAAACCACCCTATGATTGAGCCTGAGACAAAACGCCCCGGGCAATTAAAAAACAGATCCCCTGTTAATGGGTCTTCCCAAACCGCCTCCTGTGTGGGATTGTCACAACCCGAAACTATCCTTTCTTCCGGGTCACTGTGGCAAGTGTTACAATTTAATCCAACAATGCCACAATGAAAGGCGGCTAATACACTAAACTCACTTTCTCGATATCCATAACCCCGGACACAATACCCAATTTCCCGGAAATAGCATCCTTAATCGGCAAGGGTAGGGAATGGAATATATCCTTAGATGCACTACCAGCCTCATCAGTATAGGGAATAGCCGCCCCGGTTCCAGAGTCATAAAGATTGGCCCACCCTATGCAAGCCTTTCTAGCTGTTTCGTGCATCCCCTTTGCATCCCCATTTTTAATGAAAAGGGTAATACTTGCCTTTTCTGAGACTGTCAAAGGCCGCAAACTAAATACTGGCCTTGCTTCGGACGGGATTTTTAGCCTGTCATAAATGTCGGGCGTAAATTCAAATGTTGTCCCTGCATTAAATGGTGTTAATCCCTCCAACTTTTTTCGCGTCTCTTCGTCCAAAATGTGCGTGTCTGCCATCCTGTTAGCTCCCTGTTTAAATTATGCCTTCGCTCCAATCAGTATTTCCCAAGTGTCCTCAACCGTGTTGTCCACATTATCGAGGGTTAAAGACCCGACTTGCCCGTTTCTCAATAGCTTGTAATTCATATCCCAAGCTGAGAGGCCCTGTCGGTTGGCATCTGCCAAGCTGATAGGTTGGGCCTGTGGGCAAGTAATCAACAAAGCAGGGGTTTCGCCATTGGATATGGTGATTGTCCCGGTATTGTTGGTATTTACGTTGTTCCATTGATTAGCCGCCGATACCCTCTGCTTATAGGGATTGATCGAAAGCCTCGGTTTCCGCGTCACAATGGAGTACTGCAAAACGCCCGTGGTGTCGCTTGGATCGTCTTCGGGCATAATCTCATTGCCAAGATCAAGCTCAAAAGAGGCAACTTTCTCCGTTACCCCGTCAATCACAAACGTGGTGTTTAGATTGACATAGGGCACCGTAGTATCTGGACTGGTTAGGTCCATTACGCTTGCCGCGTCTGCGAACGTGCCTACTTTGCCAGAGAACTCATAACGGATCTTGAAAGGCTTGCCCGGGCCTTCGCAGAATATAACGGCGTTCGCCATACATCCCACGAAAGGCACTTGATAAGACTGTGTAGCGCCTCTCTCCACATCGGCAAGCTGAATGGTCATTGATACCCCATCCGAAGCAGTACGGGGCTTGTAGCTGTTCCCTGTGGTGCTGTGGACAGCGTTTATAGCTCCGGCTGAATCGAAGTATTTACCCCAATTAGGTTTCCCTTGGGCCGTCCCATCGTTCCCGAGCATGTGCCAGAAAGTCAATGTTCCTACCCGGATACCGGCTACGTCAATATCTTCCGTATGGTCCGAAGTTGAGTATTTGAGGTCGGAATCCATCTCAGTCGCTGGCGTGAATAGAGGCTCATAAAGCCTGACGTTGGAATCAGCATCTACCAGGGCTTCAATAGTCCCTGGCGTCGCTTCTACTTTACCGGCAGTTGTCCGGCGATTAAAAACAAATGGTTGGGCCATTTAATCCCCCTTTTCTTTTTTAGGTTTCTTTTTCTCTGTTTTAGCCGGTTGTCCCGAGCTATAATCTGGGGGTAATTCCTGCCCAGCTTTGTAAATCTTTCCTTTGTGGGCAATAATGCCCCCTTTTGGTACTATCATTTATCCTGCCTCCGCAGGGGTTAACCTGCTTTGAATGTAACGCACAACCCAAGTCGTTTTAAGGTGAAATGCCTTTTTAATATCCCCCGATCCGTGGTCTACCCTCTCGCTTCCCTTATACATAATTGAGTAAATACCCGTGCTTTCGCTTAACTGGTAATTGACTCCAAATAGCTGCTTTAAGTCATCCAGCATTTGGGTAGTGGTCAAGCGAATGGCGTCCTTTGGGTTAGTGGGTTGTCCCGATACCTTCCCAACGGCCAACAGAGTCATATTCAATATATTGGA